AAGCTTCTTGTCCTGCTTGATAAAGCTTAGAAACAGGATCAAAAGCATGACCAATCATTGTTGGATCAGCGCCCATTGCTGTAGCAGCCCTACCAGCTAAACCAGTAAGAGCATCCATATGAAACTCTTTAGTATACTTATCGGCAAAGACTTCAGCCTTTTTAATGGACTTTTCACTACCAGCTTTATCAACACCAGTGAAGGTTTCCTTAACAATACCAACGCCCGTTAAAGCGGTCCTAGAGGCCCACTCAGGCAGACCAGTGGCTAGGTCTACCACAGAAGCAACAGTGCCTGCTATGGCGCTTATAGGGTGCTTCTTGAGCCTATCCCAGCTATAGTGTCCTTCAGCATCCGCTTTACCCTCGTCACGCCACTCTTTAGGAGTAACAGGATCGCCTTTAAGTTTACCAAAGAATGTACGTTCTTGACCATATGGTTGAACGACTTTCTTATCTAGCATGTCTTTTCCAACATTCATGCCATCAACTTCAACAGACGCTACAAACCTACCATAAGGATCAGCTTTTAAACCAGACAATGAAATCTTCTTACCGCCAATGCGATTAGATAATTCTTTAGTTGCTTCATCACCACCAGCTTGAGCACCACGTTTATCGTGTGATATTTCAGGAGCATCAATCTCAGCAATACGAATAGACTTAATTCGACCAGAAGGAAGACGTACCTTAGCCGTGTCACCATCAAGCACTTCAAGCACCTCAGCCTGAATACCACCTGCTTTAGCTTTAACTGGACCAGAGAATGTTGATTTAGATTCTGTAGATGTTTCTGTAGAAGGTCCTGTAAAGGTACCAGTTGATGCTGCAGTTACTTGTGCAGGTCCTTCAAACGTTGCCATGTGACTTCCTTTTATAGTTCAGATTCTAATACTTCTTTACCAGTTTTTGGATCAACAAACTTAAGCTGTGTACCAGACATACCAGAAAGGACTAAACCTTTCTTTTGTGCTTTGGCAATAGCCTCATCAGTCTTTGCTTTTCCTTTAGCAGAAATAGCCTTTTGTTTAGCTTGCTCTGCCTTACGTTTCTGCCTAATATTATAATCATTACGAATGGCATTACGTTCCTGAACACCAGTAGCTTTAGCCAGATCTGCAGTCAACTGCTCTTCGTCAGTCAATTCTTTTTTAGCTTCTGGTTTAGCTTGTTCTTTAGGTTCTTCTTTTAAAGAACTTTTAGCACCACCTAAAATCTTATCAGCTGCACCTGGACCATAGTGACTATCAAACTCTTCTTTCTGACCCTTAGTTAATTTACCTTCTTTATTAAGGGACATTAACTTATTCTTGTCAACATCAGTAACAGAAGCTACATCAGGTTTAGTTGGAGCAGCTTCAGGTTTTCTTAAACTGGCAGTGTCCTCTTCATAGTCAGCTTCAGCTTGTGTGATCAATTGATCTTTTGCAGCCTTATCAAACTTCTTAGGATCAAGGTTACGTATTCTACGCTTCTCAGCAGTAAGTGTATCTTGTGCTTTTTCAAGTCGACCCTGTGTATGTTCCTCAACCTTCTCTGCTTTCTTTTCAGCAGGAGTAAGTTTACCAGAAGCATTCTTAGCTTGATTACTTTCATTTTTAATATTGTGTCGTTTTGTTTCTTGAAACTTCTCTTGCTCAAGAGCATCATGTGCAATCTTAGATTTTACATCTAACTGCTCTTTGTAACTAAGAGTTTTCTTACCAAATGCTTCAATAAAAACTGGAACTTGTTCATCAGTTAATTTGTTAATAGCACCAGAGTACTCAAGCTTTTCTGCCTCAGATAATCTTTTATCAGCTGCTGCTCTATTAACACGACCAAGAAGATCTTCTTTAGTCTTGCTACCTTGTAAGTCTTGGTACAAAGCCTCTACTTCACCTTGATGAACTTTAAGTTCACTGATGTGTTGCTTAAGTGCTTCACCTTTAAACTCATTAGCTTGCTTAAGAAACTTATCTGCTACACGAGTGTTACCAGATTGCATAGCCATCTGGCCAGCCTTCTGGTAGGTAGTAAATAGATCAGCACCAGGACCTGATTCAGCTTGAGCCTGTTTAAGATCACGATCGGCAACAATAGTATCGCCTATAGCTTGACCACTTTCAAATCCACCCGCAAAGGCTTGCGCTAAGTTTGCCATATATTATTCCCGGTTAAAGTGCTGCTAATAGTGATAATGCTTCGGCAGTACCACCACCACCCATTGAACTTCCAATTAAATCTACACCACCCCCAGCAGCACCCATACCACTGAACAAACCAGCAGAGTTAGCACCACCAAGCGCCATACCAACTAAACCAATACCTGATTGTGCATTCTGATTCTGTGCATTATAAGCCATTTGAGAACTCTGTGTTTGTGCACTAGCTGCACCAGAAGGTGTTTGGGTAGTAGCACCAGACAATGCTCCAAGATTACCAATCATCTGTTGATAATAACTGCTAAATGTATTCTGACCCATACTCTGAAGAGCATTAGCTTGTGCACCAGATTGAAGAGTACCACCAGCAGCACCAGCTGCTTGTTGAGCTGCTACCCCTTGTTGTAGTTGTTGTTGATAACCAGCTGAGCTTAATGCACTGCTTGGGTTATTAACTAAATCCATTAACTGATTACCAGCCTGAGTACGGCCGCCAATTGCACCGTACGGATCTGTTTGAATTTGAGGTAATGGAGCTGGAGCAGCAGTACTCTGACTACCACCACCACCACCACCACCAAATATTGCATTGACTATGCCACCCATATTAATTCCTTTTTATATATATTTACTGAAGAGTTTTTCTACGAACTGATATCCAAGGTATTCAAATAACTTTGAGTTATCTATATGTACCTTAGTAGTACCTAGCATTTTATTTACACCAATAGACTTCATATGTTGTTCAGCAAACTGAAACATACGAATACCAGTCCGTCCTTTTCTGTATTCCTTACGAAGGAAGTATATATCTTCGTAGGCTGTAACGCATAACTTTACATGTAAGTGTTTACTAACAATGTAGAACATGTAACCAATAAGCTTATCGGCTTTGCGACAAGTAATAACATGTAACATACCAGCTTGTTCAAGAGCAAAGTACTGAGTCCAGTCTGGGTCTAGTTCATAACCACCACTAACCTCTTGCTCTATTTCTTTATAGTGCTCTGGGTATATAACCCGTAGCTCTGGAAGAACATCAGAGTATAACTCTACTTGATATGTTACCATCTACCTTACCCTTGCTGTGCTGGTTGTCCTACATTCTCTAACTCACCAATATCAAAGTCTATCTCAGCAGCTTCAAGTCGTATTGGTTGGTTGTCAGTACATAAAAACTCCCAAGCACGTCGACGGCTTGCGCCTGCTTGATGTACTTGTGGACGTTCATTATTAAGGTTTACTTGTCTATAGTTTGACCATGTTTTATAGTCATCACTAGTATGTCTTATATTCATTGTAGCAGGAATCTTATCTCCCACAATCTCAACGCTATGATAAAACTTACGTTTAGTAGTTCCACTATCCATGATAGGTGTTACTGCTCTATAATAGATTGGAGCACCAGCATCATTGTAATATGTATCGGATAATGTGTACAATTTACCATTGTCATCATCTAACAAAAAGTATGTTTCCCCAACACCAGCAAAATAACTAGGCCGGAAATACTGTTCTGCATATATGCCGTTAACGCCGGAATCACTATCACCTACAGCATACATAGTCCACTGATACCACTGCTTCTCATTAAGATCATACACAAGTGTTTGATTAAGATCTGCTAATGTAAGAATGTAAAAGGTATGACCATTAATTCGTAATGGGTATGCAATGACATCAGTAAGAGTGCTGTTGTTTAGAATACGATCAATGAATGGTGTTGATATCTTTGACGGTGATACACCCATGATAGAGTATACCGATGGTCCCTGCTCTTTAGCAGTACCAATCCAGACTGTTGTTTGTTCAAACGAACAGATAGAATCTCCGTTAGCACACCCTAATTCAATGTGATATGGTGTGGCAATAGCTAGGGGGGAACCTGGGTATGAGCCAGTATCATAGTAGAAGTCTGTTGACCACTGACCAAATGCTAGTACATAGTTAAGATGTTTAACAATACCAACTAACCCATCTGGTTCTGCTTCTGCAGTTATATAATTAAGTGCATGCCATATTGTTGGGTTATTCGGTTCAGATGTATATATCTCACCATTAGTCCCACCAATAACAGTATAAGTATCTAAGTAAACAGCACCTGTAGCATAAGGGCCAGCAGGGAATCCGTTTAACAAAGCTGTTACATAGGCACCTGATCCAACTGTACCTTGAGCACTTACCCATTTAACAGTTGCTGTTCCATCGGATCCAGTACCACTTGTAAATGTAGGAGCAGTAGATCCTGTTGTACCAGCAACAGTAACAGTATATAAATTAGTTCCGGTCCAATAAGTATAATCAACTGCTACAGGAGTTGAGGCCACCCAAGCCGGTGAGTTTGCGGTTAACCATTGTGCTGTAGCACTACCATCAGCCTGTGGTGTGGGTCCTGTAAACGTTGGTGCAGTTGTTCCAGTAATTCCAGAAATTGTTACAGTATATAAATCAGTACCAGTCCAATACACATCTCCTGCAGCTACAGTTAAACCAGCTGACCAAGCAGTACCTGCTGAATCACCTATAGTTACAACTAATGTATCGCTTGATGTATAACCACTTCCTGGATTAGTAACAGTAACACCAGTAACAATACCACTTGTAGACTGTACAGTACCTATAGCAGTTGTTCCACCACCAGATGGGGCTGAGAATGTTACTATTGGATTAGCATAATGAGTACCACCAGTAATAACAGTAGTTACAGTAATACCATCATCTACTACTTTAGCAAAGACACCAGTAGCTGGATTGTATGTGTAACCATTTACTTGGTTCTGTACAAACAAGTATGTGTTGTTAAGTGTGCTATTAAAATAACACTGCTGTACTATACCACCTATAGTACCAGTCATAGTACCAATAGTAGTTACAGCATAAGTTGTAGGATTAATCTTATATAGAATATTATTCACCGCAGCAAATAACGAACCATTAAAGTTATACAGACCCTGTCCCTGTGCATTGGCAAGAACAGCACCTATATCTTTTAGACCTGGGCGTTTAATAAACTCTCGCTTCTGTCCAACAGTCTCAAAGTAACCGTTGACACACTTAGAATCCTTTGCCAAGGTACCATCACGAGTCTCTATTGGTTGTGCTAAAGGTAGTCTTGCAATTGGCATAGTATCCTGTTATGGTAGGTTGTTAGAAGAAGGTCTTCCCATTCTCATGTCAGGTTGGAAAAATGTAGAGTAAGTCTCAACATCCCATCCTTCTAATTCTTCTTTGTAAATCTTAGCACGCAAAGCAATCTCTTGACGATGATTACCTGGCACACTGTATTCAATAGCTAGCTGATCAGCAAGATTCCATACAAGGACGTTCATCCATTCAGTAGGGAAATCAGGGATAGCTTGTGCTGTCATAATATCAGCCATCGGTTGTTGCACAATAAAGTGTAACTGTTGATTAAACTGTGTATATGAATCTGGTGTAACGTACATGTATACATTACTTGTAGTATTACGTACATCCATGTATAAGGAGTTAGGTGTTCCAGTACTAAACTTTGAACCTAACATATTGTATTCTTGTTTGCTTAGCAACTGAATCTGTACATCATCCGTAGATGGTGTTACAGTTACATTACGTAACCAAGCTTGTATTACTTTAAGAGGTTTATCTGTGTTCAGATCTACCGTACCTGTACTAGATGGACCAATAACATATTCAGTCTGTCCAGCAACAAGGGGTAATATTAACTCATTAACTTTCCATAACTTTAAACCAGATGTTGCCATCTGTTTAATAAATAAGTTAAGAGCTAGTGATGCATTAGCTATAGTAGCTGCATCAGGAATG